GTTCAATCGCTATCGTTGCTAAAACACGTAAATTGAAAGCTGTTTGGACTCCTGAGCTTGCTCAAGACCTTAACGCTTATCATAGTGTTGACGCTGAAGCTGAACTTACCTCACTACTTAGTGAGTATGTATCAATGGAAATCGACTTAGAAATCCTTGATATGATTCGTCTTGCAGCTAATGCAAAGACCGAACGTTGGTCAGCTAGAGTTGGTTTTGAATTTGATTCATCAACATCTCTATTCGCAGAGTCCTCAGGTGCATCAAATGCTTACAGCAAAGGTGACTGGTTCCAAACACTTGGAAACAAAATCCAAAGCGTAAGTAATGCAATTCATCAGAAAACACTACGTGGAGGTGCAAACTTCTTAGTAGTTTCTCCTGAGACTGCAACAATCCTTGAATCTATTCCTGGATACGCAACTGATTCTGATGGTGATTCTAACAATAAATCCTATGCAATGGGTGTACAAAAAGCTGGTTTATTAAATAACCGCTTTACCGTATATAAGAACCCATACCAGTTTGAGAATACAATTCTCGTAGGTTTCAGAGGAAGTAACTTCCTTGAAACTGGTGCTGTGTATGCTCCTTATGTACCGTTGATAATGACACCTCTTGTATATGACCCAAAGAACTTTACCCCACGTAAAGGTGTAATGACAAGATACGCTAAGAAGATTGTCAGACCTGAATTCTACGGTAAAGTTATTGTTGCTGACGTTAACTACGTTTAAAATCAGTAATTAATTACTTAGGTCGTACTTAGGTACAACACTAAAAGGGTGAGTTTTTTTAACTCACCCTTTTTTGTTTATAATTGTTCATTCTTATATTTATTAATGAGAAAATACATTTAATTTAGGAGATTTTTTATGGCACAAGAACCGATTTGGGCTGGGAGTAGTTCATTTTCAGAGGGTGATACACCTTGGGGTTTATATGATACAGATAATGAATTTACTTCTTCTGCTGATAAATTTGCTGATTGGTGTGCTCGTAGATTAGGTTATCCGATAATGTCGGTTGAGTTACAATCAGGTTCTTTTTATGCTTGTTTTGAAGAATCAGTAAGTGAATATTCAGCACAAGTCAATCAATTTAATATTAGAGAAAATTTATTACATTTAACTGGTCAAGCAACTGGTTCAAATGTTACACATAAAAGAGTTACACCAACAATGGGTAGAAGTGTTTTTCTATCTAAACAATATGGTACAGAAGCTGGTGTTGGTGGTGATGTAGATGTGAGAAAAGGTTCAATTCCAATCACAAGTGGTAGTCAAGAATATGATTTAAATGCGTTATTTGCAGATGCATCTCATAGTGAAGCCATAGAGGTAAAACGAGTATACTATCAAGGTACACCAGCAATGCAAAGATTTTTTGACCCATACGCCACAACTGGTTATGGTACAATAAATATGGTTCAAGGTTTTGGTTTTGGTAATAATTCACCTGCAGTTTCTTTCACTTTGATGCCAATATTTGAAGATTTATTGAGAGTTCAAGCTATAGAAATGAATGATGCAATAAGAAAGTCAGCATATTCATTTACACTAACTAATAATAAACTAAGAGTTTTCCCAGACCCTGAAGAATCGAGTACTTTATATTTTGATTATGTAGTAACATCAGAACGTGATAACCCATTAATTACAGAGTATAGTGGTTCTGCAAATGTAGTATCTGATTATTCAAATGTACCATATGATAATATGGAATATCAGTTTATTAATGACGTTGGTAGACAATGGATTAGAAAGTATGGGTTGGCTTTAACTAAAGAATTATTAGGTATAATTAGAAGTAAGTATGGTACGATTCCAATACCTAATGCAGACACAACGTTGGACGGTGAAACTTTAAGAAGTGAAGCGGCAGCAGAAAAAGAAGGACTAATAACAGAACTTAGAGAATCTTTAGAAGCAACAAGTCGTAAAGTTATGATGGAAGCAGACAAAGATGAAGCTGAGTTCTTACAGGAAAAACTAAGTAAAGTTCCATATCCAATTTACATAGGATAGTATAATGGCTAATACAGCAAGATATTATAGTCAAAGAGACGTAAATACGTTTGATAAGTTTAATAAAGAACTTATAGGTAATTTAGCAGCTGATAAAGACGGAATAATCAGTCAAAGAGTTGTTATCTATAAAATATCAGCATATGATACAGAGGTGAATATGTATGGTGAAACAGCTGGAGGTAAAGTTTTCAAACCAGGTGTGGAAGTTGCATGTCTTATAGCTGCTGATGAACAAACTACAACCACTGATGAGTTTGGTCCAGATTTACAACAAACAGCTTTATTTTCTTTTATTAGGCAGGCATTAGAAGATATTAGTTATGTCGTTGAGATAGGTGATATCATAGATTGGAATAGTGGATATTGGGAAATTTCCTCTATAAACGAAAGTCAGTTTGTAGGAGGTCAAACAGATTATAATCATTCAGTAGTTTGTAATTCATTCTTAGTACGTATGTCCCATCTTAATATTGAAAGAGTGAGAAGTGTATAATGACAAATAAACCGTTGCCCCGAAAACAACGAGTAGAAAATCGTGGTTATCAATATTCCAGAAAAGAGATAGATAAAACAAAAGATATTTCAATCACTTTAGAAGATATTGATTCTGCTATACTTTTTTACTTTGATAGTGTAATCAAACCATCAGTTGAAGAAAATGGTGAAAATATAAAAGTGCCAGTATTGTATGGTTCAGTTGAAAGATGGAAGTCAATTTTAAGAGACGGATATTTACGAGATAAAAAAAGACAAATAATTACACCTTTAATTGTTTTTAAAAGAACTACGATTAGTTTAGATGAGATGGTACCACAAGATAAATTAGATGCAAACAATCCAAATCAATTTTATCCATTACAAAAAAAATATTCACAAGTTAACAGATATGATAATTTAACTGCACAAGTAGGAGCAGTTCCACAAAGAGAATTTTATAATGTAACATTTCCTGATTATGTAACGGTTTCGTATGAATTTATTGTATGGACATCTTATATTCGACAAATGAATACTATAGTGGAAAGAGTTAATTATGCAGATGGAGCATATTGGGGTAATCCAGACAAGATGAGATTCAGAAGCAAAGTAGAAAGTTTTGAAGATGCCACAGAAGTTTCAGACGTTGAACGATTAGTTAGAACAAATTTTGAAGTATCGTTAAATGGATATCTCATATCAGAAAAAGGGAATGAAAACAAATCTACAACAGAAAAATTTATTACACCAAAAACCGTTAAATTTATAAACGAGGTAGTAACAGAAAATGTCTAAACCATTACCAAGAAAACAGAGAGTTTTAAATAGAGGATATCTATACTCAAGAACTGCAGATGATATGGGAGAATTATCTGTAAATCTTATTGATATCGATTCCGCTATTATGTATTATTTTGATAGTGTGATTCAACCCTCTGTAGAAGATAATGGTGAAAATGTAAAAGTTCCAATTATGTATGCATCACCTGAACGTTGGAAAGCAATTCAACGTGATGGTTTTATGAAAGACAAAAAAAGACAAACAATTACACCAGTTATAGCGTATCGTAGAACATCTATTGAAAAAGATGAATCATTACCTATTGATAAGTTAGATGCTAATAATCCACATCATTTCTATACATTTGAAAAAAAGTTTTCAAAAGTAAATAAATATGATAATTTTAGTACACAAATAGGACTATTACCACAAAGAGAATATTACAATGTAACAATGCCTGATTATGTGACATTAAGTTATGATTTTATAATTTGGACAAGTTATATTGAACAAATGAATAAAATTGTCGAAAGAGTGGTTTACTCGGATGGAGCTTATTGGGGTGACCCTGATAAAATGAGATTTAGAACTCATATTGAAAGTTTTACAGACGCTACAGAAGTTAGTGATGTAGAAAGATTAGTGAGAACAAATTTTACAGTTACTATGAGAGGTTATCTTTTACCTGAAGGTAATTTTGACCATCGTTCAACAACTCAAAAGTTTTTAACACCAAAGAAAGTAATATTTGGTACTGAAACTGATAC